AATAGTAGGATTAACTTCCCATGTAGCAGCCTTAATAGTCCAAGTCTTAGGTTCACTCTTCTCATTTGCATCATGAAACCTTGTCTCAATAAAGTCACCCTTGTAGCGAGGGAACGAAAGCAGAATAACCTTACCCACCTCAGGGAAACGAGACATAACAGATAACTTGCTCATGTTATAAATAGCAGAAGCAGAACCCTTAGAACGAGTTTCACCCTTAAGCTCAGCATCCGTTTTAAACGCTGCGATTTCGTCAAGGATTACAGTCATAACTTCATAACCCTCCCAGCCTTCACTTTCAGAGTGACCAGAGAAACACCTAACAGGTCTAGAGAAGAAAAAGATTTCAGAAACTCTAGGTTCAAAACCAACTTCATTAAAGAACGGTGACGACAGCAACAAGTTCTTCAAAGGCTCAAAGAAAACCCTCTGAGCCTGCTGAGCATTGACAGCAAGGTTAAGCAAGTCAATATACACACCGGTAGCCTTACCGTAATAGTTCAACGGATCTCTCAAACAATGCATCAGATACGCTGTGTATGCGATAGAAATACGCGCACAGTGGTCTTTACCACTTCCTTTACCAAGCATGCAGATTACTTCATTATCTGTATACTTTTTGTGATAAGCCGAACCCTCTTCTTCACCCATCAACTTTTGAAGAGTAGATTCTTTAAAGATTTGTGTGGAATGGCGCACAATCTCTAACTGAATAGGGGATAATGGGGGAAGCCCGAGGTATTTCTTATCCTGAACGAAAGTCTGAATCGAAACCGGTTCCTCTTCCAATTCCTCTTGTCTTAGCAATCTGTCGAAGTCTTTGAACTCCAGATTGATCCCCATATAGTCTGACATCTTTTACCAAAACCTTTATTCGCGAGTATCTGTCAAATCGGCTGGACCTTCATCAATGTCAGCCTCATCAACATCATAAACATCCCTGTCAGGGAAAGTGTCTTCTTCATTCATAATTTCAAAAGCAAGGGACAATTCTTTTCTAACCTCTTCAGCAATCTCAGGATGCTTGGAAATAACATCCCTCAAAATCTTAGAAAGAATTTGATTAACATTCTCTGCTTTCTGCATTCGCTGGATATATTCAGCATCAGCATTATTGCCACCGCTCATCAACTTATGAAGTTGAGCCTTCTTTGTAGCAATATCACCGGCTAACTTTAGAGCCTGAATCCTCTGGGCCACCATGCCGTGGTCAGTAGCAATAGAAACAGTCTCCCACGCCTCTTTGCTGATCTGATCAAACTCATCCAAAGCCTTGAGAGTGTTATACTGCAACTTCTCAAGGAAGTAAGGATCATTCTCAGCCTGCTGATTAACGAGTTCTTTATATTGTTGTACATAATTCTTAGCTTTGTTAATTGGAATAGACAAAAGAGAAGCAATCTCATGATTGCTATACCCTTTAACATGAAGAAGCCCTGCCTCTTGCACATCACGGACTTCATCTAAAATAGTTCTACTACTCGTACTTTCTAGATCTGACATAGCCTGTCTTTATATTCTTGAACAACCGATTCCCAAGAATATTCCTTATGAATAATTGTAGCACCTTTCAAGGTATGTTGCTTAACTTCTTCATAATTATTAACTACATAATGAATCTTATCAACAAAATCATCCATACTAGGCTTAGCCCATCTACCACCATCATAAATACCACTAGTTCCTTCCGACGACCATTCAAAATCTAAAGGAACCGACAACTCTGCATATTCAGTACAAGAAGTTGCATTGGTACAAATAGTTGGAGTACCACAGGCAATAGCATCAAAAGGAATCATCCCCCAACCCTCACCCATAGTGGGATAGAGGAGACAGTGAGCAGAACGATAAATATCTGCAAGTTCATCCTCACCAACTTCATAATCAATCACATGAATCCTGTCATGATTCGTGATCGCCCCATGATTCATCCCAGAATCCCGTATACGAGCGTCTGGTGGACCCATAGACTTCACAATCAACCGGAAGTCCTTCCGATTCCCATACGTCCTCATAAAAGCGTCTACGGCCATCTGAGTGTTCTTACGACTCGATGGGCTTCCAACATGAAGAAAAGTGAAAGGCCCATCAGGAATAGTATCAGAACTATAAAAAATATCAGATTCTATACCTAACTTGAAACTATTGACATTGCTATGACCAGTGTTATCTCTGAACACGCCTTCTGCCCAACTAGAGGTGGTCCAAATTTCATCACAATTATTTAAAGGCTTCCTCCACCAAGAAGGCAAAGTATCAGTTTCCCAATAACTAAAACCTATATTGTAACAATCACCAAGCTTATAATCACTTGGTAAACAATTATTAACAAGGATATCACCAACATCAGCAGGGACATCTGGTATCAACTGAACCCCATCATCCAAAGATACAAATAAATGACTTACAACCCTATCAGAAGAAAGAAAATCCTCCGGCTCAAGGACAGATAGACCAGCGTCCCTAAGACCGGAGGAAATCCTATATGATGCATAACCATAACCGTCAGCCCTGCTCTTCGACAGCGCTCTCCAGTACAACTTCTTCTGCATCATCTTCAACTACCTTATACAAAGTATAGTCGCCTACCTTGGAAACCTTTTCAAGAGTTTCCTCAATACGCTTAATCTCCACAAACACCCCCTCTCAAAAAATAGTAGGGTCAATAGTTCAGCAAAGAAATCCTAGTAGATATTTTCTAGATTTTCAGGAGTTTGTAAAGTTTTCTTTAGATTATTTCTCTATCAAACACTAATTTTTTACCAATAGTAACAGCCTGTTCATGAAGGTGGTCGTAACCGTAACCATGCTCTTTGGTGTACTGAACACGATAATTAACCCAACCATCAACCGCCCTCCAGAACTTTTCATCCGTCATCCGCTCCAGTTCTTCCAATTCCTCAGCAGTCAAAAGAAAAGAAAGAACACCCAAAGGCATATACACAACCATGTCATACCCAGAGTCTTTACCTTCAGTATATTCTTTTAATAAATCCTGAAACGATTGTACAATCTTTTTAACAGCAGGACCAGAATAATAATCAATATTGCCATTAGCATTCTTAATTCTTGGGCAATAATCATCAACTGTCGTAATCGTCCCAAAAGTACGACAAATCATAGGTCTAAAACCATAAATTGTACAACCATTTTTAACCTGCCATGTCTCATCAAACATAGCCTCTTTCAACGAAGCAACAACATCATCCATCCACTCATCAGCAAACTTACGACCCTTATCTTCAAGATACAAGTAATACTGCTGTCTCAATTTAAAAGCAATATTCGCACACTCAGCCATATGAATAGTTAAACCAATAGTGCAACACTTACCGGACCCAAGACACTTATATTCAGTCTCATTTTGCTGAGCTTCCAGCATACGAACTTGATTATAAATCATATCTAACTTAGCAAAAGTTGTTATGTCTTTAGTAGTGACAGATTTTCTCATCTCCCCATACCTTTCTTTTTCATCTTATTCATCTTCTGCATCTCTCTGCGTTTGCGTTCAACTCGTTCTTGCATAGGCGACTTCGGCCTGCGCATACTTGTTTTACCTAGACTACGACCTTTGCCCCGGTACTTAAGAAGATCGTACTTAGCAACCCAGTTATAAACAGCCTGAGGAGTGACTTCAATATTGTAAGTCTCTTTAAGACGCTTGCAGATATCAGTCAAGTTCATCCGCTTTTTGACATAATGCTCGTAAAGCCAGTCTTTTTGTTTATAAGGCTCCATAGCCATGCTCTAAATAATACCACATGGCAATACCGATTGCGTCGTTTATGTCATCGTCATCAGTTGAACCGCTACAAAAAGCATCAACGATTTTCTTCACACGGTCCTTACGCTCCTGCGTCAAACGCTTCTGGATACCTTTCGAACCGTACTGAATTTCAATCCTTTTCTTATCGTCCTTCGATACATTTTTGTATCCAATCCGATTCTTCCAGACAAGAGGATTGATATCAACAACGCTATCGCAATACTCATCTAAAACACCCCAACTATATCCAATAATATAAGAAATAATACGACTAGATTGAAAGTTTTGAATATAGACAGACTGCTCAATGCAAGCATTTCTAAACGAGTAATCTTCCCATATATCTTGTAGCCCACTTCTGATGGTAGAAAGTTTATTAGAGACTTCTTTTTTGTCTTTAAAATCTATTTTCCCAGTTGCTACGATATCGAACTTTTTCTTGTCTAAATCGACAACACACCAAGCAAGAGAGTGAGAAGAAGGATCTATAGCAATAATACGTGAGGCCTTAACAGAACTCACCAACTTACTCAAACTCACGCCTGAGTCCTTCTTCGTCCCACCCCCAAGAGACAAGTCTGTTTATGTATCTCTCTCTCTTACATCTCTCGCAAATATCTTCTTTGTTATAAGAAGAAAGAATTGTGTCACAGTTTTTAGAATCACAAACTCTTTTATCGTTCTTTTTTGCTTTATTCTTGTAGTAGTTGTCCAAAAGTCTTTTGTTTGTGACAATTCGTCTGCAATTGGCGGAACAAAAGATCGCGTTATACGTTTTAGGGATAAAAATTTTTTCACATGCTTCGTTTTTGCATGGGATGGGATCAAAATGGTTCGTACTCCTCAACACTCTCTTTCTCCGACCAGCACAAGTCAGCAAGATCGCATCTTGCACAGTGCTTCGAAGTACGCTTATAAGGGCGATCAGGCTTTACGCCATCTTGAACCGCCTTATAAATCTTTCTATACTTCTTAAACAGTTTATCAAGAAAAACGTCGTCACGCTCAATATAGATGGGTAAAATTTGCTGATTGTTTTTGTTTTCATAAATAACAAAACCGCTATCAAGATTAAGACAATGCATATATAAGTTAGCCTGACGAACATGGTCATCCGATGGTTTATGTGATAACTGTCTATATTGAAAGCCCTCAGCGGAAATCGACTTAAGTTCAATTAACTTATGTCCATCCAAATCAATAATTCCATCAGCAGTGCCTTGAATTGGTGGATCATCATTGCTTACAGGAAACTCTTCTTCTACAAGAATACCAAGACCCCTAAAATATTCGTAGAGACGATCATGAACCCTATGGCCATTGTCAAAGATACGATAAGTCTGTGGACTAAACGAGGGCGTATATTCAACCCCATTAAACATGTACCACCAATATGTAGCACATTGATTGGTAGAGCTAGGTCTAAAGTAATCAACCTTCTTATATACAGGTTCATTACG